TGACGGTATCCTCATCGTAAAACTGCGGACCTGCCGGGAGATATTTAAAAATACTGCTCTTGACATCCTCGATATTCATCTCTTTGAGAGCCGAAACCGGGATAATCTCCGCAAAATTCAAAATATCCTTATATGCCGCGATAAAGGTCAGAATCTCTTCCTTCGATTTGACCGTATCAATTTTATTAATAACCAGGTGGAAGAATTTGAGCGTAGGCGTGTGGAAGAAAAGAAATCGCTGATTTCTGAAATCTATACGGAGATCATGGCAGATCATGGGGAAGCGAGCGGATATCTTCCTTTACAGAGAATTTATGACAGCAAGTGGGAGAATGCCACTACTACAAAGAAAGCAATTACAGAAGCCATTGCAGAGCGAGTGGATCATGTAGAAAAAGATCTCGGTATTATCCGTAGCATGGGATCAGAGTTTGAGGATAAGGGGATTGAGAAATACAAGGCAACCTTAGAATTATCAGATGCTATTGAGGTCATGAATCAGTATCAGAAACAGAAAGAAGAGATTTTGCGCAGACAGGAAGAGGAAGCAAAAAGAAAAGCCGAAGAGGAAGCACGTAAGGAGTCAGAGGTTAGTTCTGCTACTGATACTCCGATGCAGGAAGCACCAGTTACGCAGACTGCACCAGAAGAAAAAATTATTGAGCCGAAGCCGGTTAATGATTCAATTGTTTATGAGATTATTGCTGATCCGTTCCAGATCGTGCAGTTGGAAGCACAGATGCGCAGCTTAGAAATTAAGTATAGGAGAGTACGATAATGGCAGAGACAGCAAAACAGATGAACATATACCAGGCAATATCAAAGTGCATGGAAGAAATCGGTGCGGTTGGAAAAAATGATGTGAATAAGACGCAGGGGTTTAAATACCGCGGAATTGATGCGGTGATGAATGCAATCAATCCGGCATTGGTTAACAATCATATATTTATCGTTCCAGAGGTCTTAGAACAGACCAGAGAAGAAAGAAAATCCATAAAAGGTTCAACGCTGATCTATTCGGTCTGCAAGATTAAATACACCTTTTTTGCAGAAGATGGGAGCAGCATCACAGCTGTAACGATCGGCGAAGGAATGGATAGCGGAGATAAGGCAACGAATAAAGCTATGGCGATTGCGTTTAAATATGCTTGTTTCCAAGTGTTCTGTATTCCTACCGAAGAGATGCAGGATCCAGATTCAGAAAGCCATACGGTAGAACCAAAGAATGATTTTGTTCCAGCAACCGTAGAACAGCTTAGGACAATGACAGATTTTGTAAGTGCGTATTCTGATATGTGTGAGAATGCTACATCCAATGATATCTGGAAAACGCTGAAAGAAAAATATCATTTTGAAAAGACTTCAGACATATCAAGTGAAATGGCTGCTAAGATCATTGAACAGGTTAAGTGCTGGTATAAGAAAAAGAAAGAAAAGTAGCTTATGGATACTACAGGAAAACTGACCGGAGCGAGCCGTACATTCAATGGACAAGGCATCATCCTTACATTTGAGGTTGACGCATCAGCAGCAAAGCAGATTGAGCATTTAAAACCGGATGATTTATTGCAGATTAAGGCAGTTAAGTATCGTCAGAAAAGAAGTCTTGATGCTAATGCTTATGCATGGGTGCTCATGACAAAGATTGCCAATAGCAAAGACATCTATTCCAGCAAGGATGAAGTCTATGAGGAAATGTTGCAGAAATACGGAGCGTTCTATGAAGATGAAGACGGATATATCACGATTACAGTAAAAAAATCAGTTGACATGTCAAAGGTTGATGGTCATTGGAAATATATTAAAGACAATGGGAAATTTGCTTCGTATCTGATGATCAAAGGATCTAGCGAATACGATACTGTCGAAATGAGCCACTTTATAGACCGGATTGTTGAAGAAGCAAAGGAACTTGGCATTGAGACAGCTACACCGGATGAATTGGAACGTATGAAGCAGGAGTGGGGAACATGAGTAAAAAGCTTTGGAGCGTGTTCACGGATGATATGGATCACTGTTATTTTACTGGAGCATACCCAGTGGAAAGACATCATATCTTTGGAAGTTCAAACCGTAAAAACAGTGAAAAGTATGGTTTTGTTATTCCACTCAGACCGGATCTGCATCCTAACGGAGCGCAGAGAGGCGCCAATGCAAAAGAAATTGATTTGAAATTAAAAACTATGGCGCAGGAATATTTTGAATCTCATTACGGTACTAGAGAAGAGTTCAGAAGTATTTTTGGAAAGTCGTGGTTATAGGGTTGGAACACCTTGCCAAATGGCAGAAAGAAACCTATTCATGCAGAAAATAATATATCACGAATTATTGGAAGCTGGTTATTATCTCCGGGGTTAGTCCCGGAGAGGAAAGGGGATAAATGAAAACAATAAATGACATTCCCTGCGGACATTTGAAACCATTACCGAGACTTTATAATCCATTTGAAGATAGAAAACTGCGAAAGCAGATAGAGACAGCAAATACAAAGGATGACTGCATTATCAATGTTGGAAATGGATATTACAGACCAGTTCCGGGAGATCCAGTAGATGAAAAAGAACTGGATGAATATCTATCAAAAGAGCTGCACCGTGCCAGAGCGATACTGAAAAAACGTTTAAACATGAAAATGACATTTGAAAGGTGGCGAGAAGTTGGAGTACCTACTGATAATACCGGGACGACTGGATAACTTGAATGATTTTATCCGTGCGGATAAGGCAAGCAGATATAAAGGCGGAGAGATGAAAAAGCAGAATGAAGCTATTGTTTCTGTGTACATCAGAAAGTGCCTGAGAGACGTAAATATCAATAAAAAAGTATTTATGGAATATCTGTGGGTGGAAAAGAATAAAAGTCGTGATCTGGACAATATATCGTCATTCGGCAGAAAAGTGATCCAGGATGCATTAGTTAACTGCCATGTATTAAAAAATGATGGCTGGGAGCAGATCTGTGGATTCTCTGATGAATTTCGTATAGATGCTGAAAATCCACGGATTGAAGTTCGGATTCGGGAGGTGGAAACTTGAACTATTTAGCTGAGATAAAAGCATTTTACGACAGGCTCGAACTAAACCCGCAGCCCAACACTGCAATCGCCTTATGGCATGCGTTAATGTCCATAGCGAATAAGGCAGGGTGGCCAGATACGTTTACGGTAGCCTCGTCAGTCCTTGGACTTCGGTCTGGATTAAATGCATCAGCATTAAAGAGAGCGAGAAACAAACTTGCTACAGATGGGTTCATCGAATGGAAATCGCGCGGTGGGAATCTTGCAGCACAATATAAAATAAATAGTCTTGTGGTTCAAAATTACAGTAAAAATGAACCACAAGATGAACCACAAAGTGAACTGCAAATTGCACCACAGTTTGAACCACAAAGTGAACCTATTAATAAACAAAGACATAAACATAAACAAAATACACCCCCTATATCCCCCGTGGAACGGTATGCAGAGTTTGCCGCGGTCTATCCGAAACGGTGCACTGGCTGTCTTGTTGAAACTGAATACTGCAATGCGGTACTGGCTGGTGTACCGGAAGATGATCTGGTATTGGCCGCACAGAATTATGCAGATATATGCAGACGGGAGAAAACAGCAGAGCGGTATATTAAAAAGCCGGAGAACTTTTTACGAGAGAACTGGTTTATGCAGTATCTGAAAGGAGAGAACGATGGATCAGTTGGAAGAGATACTGGAACGCATGAAAAATCACTCAACGAACTTATGCAGGAATGCGGAGACACCGGAGACTTCCAAGGATTCTGAAGTGTGTCCAATTTGCGAAGGCCGGGAGTGGATCTTGAAAATAAAAGACGGAGTTGAAATAGCAGTACCATGTAAATGCCGTGAGAAAGCGGTCATGTCAAGGCGGTTGCGATTTGCAGATATACCGGAGGCATTCCGTGGGATGGATCTGAGATCGTTTCGAATGGATGTGTACAGGAAGCAGGAAAGTAAAAAGATGGTGTCAGATGCCTGCAAAATCATAAAAACCTATCTGGATGATTTTGAGAGCCAGAAGGAAAGAGGCAGGGGACTGTATATCTGGTCGAGGACAAAGGGAAGCGGTAAGACGAGGATCGCTGCCGGGATTGCAAATGAACTGATGAAAAGATATACAGTCAAATTTGCAGTATCACTGACCATCTTGCAGGAAATCAAGAATACATGGCGCAGGGATGCAGCAGGCAATGAAAGCCAGCTTTTAGATGCACTTTCCACAACGGATATTTTAATCATTGATGATTTTGGTGTGGAAGCACCGGCGGCATGGATCAACGACAAAATGTATCAGATCATCAACGAGCGGTACATAAACCAGAAGGTAACGATTTTCACGAGTAATGATCCGCTGGACAAGCTATCCTACGATGACCGGATCACGAACCGGATCAAGGAGCGGACATATCAGATCGCATTTCCAGAAGAATCGGTCCGGGATCATATAGCAGAGCGGATGCAGGAGGAAATCATTGAAAAGATGATAACGAGTGGAAATATAAAATAAAAATTAAGTGGTGAAATAAGGATTATTAACATGGGAGAGATGACAAAGACAAGCGTAAAATACTGCCGGAAATGTAAATATTCGTACAATCACAGCCAGACAGAGATTAAGTGTTGATATTATTCAAAGACCGGATTAAGGCGTGGGTGCCCGGTAGGGATGTGCGATAAGTTTGAGAAGAAAGGTGAAGTTAAAATGACAGATGAAACCAAGAATGAGATAAAGGCGGTACTGACACTGTTAAAAAATACACTGGTAAGCAATGGTGTAAGCATAGCACTTGAAAAAAAAGACGATGGATGCATTTGTTTTTTTGATACCGCAGAGTATTGTCGCACCGGTAAATATAAAGGGGTATCTGTTAAAATAACGGATTTAGTGAGGTAGAAATATGATGGAGTGTATGAAAAGCATGGCTAAGAAGCCACAGACCAATGCAGACCGGATCCGGAGCATGACGGATGAGGAGTTGGCAGAATTATTATATTCACTTCAAACCGAAGACTTAGACGGTATGTTTTGCAAAACCGAAGATAAGTGTGAAGAGATGATGGACAGTGGAGATGAGATACCGAAAAGTATGTGCAAGCAGTGCTTGGTTAAGTGGCTTCGGGCAGAAAGCGAGGAATAGCATGGAGAGATTAACAGAAAGAATCGATAATGTTCCAGATGGAGAATCTGGTGTATGGGTAAAGGAACATGACTATATATCAGCCGCAGAAAAATTAGCTGACTACGAGGATGCCGAGGAGCAGGGATTACTTCTGCGGTTGCCAATCAGTGAAGATGCACCAGTGTATTCCATCGAGTATTGTTGCGGAAAAAACAAAAGTAATCGGTCTGGAATGTGTTTTAGAGGATTTTGCGAGAATTGTAGTGATAAGGCGTACTACATACGTGAAAGCGTAGCTAAACACTGCAGCATTTGCGAAATTAATAAATCGGTATTCTTTACTCGTGAGGAAGCCGAAGCCAAGTTGAAAGAAATGGAGGAAAAGGATGGAAGATAGATATTTATTCCGTGGAAAGCGGATTGATACCGGAGAGTGGATCGTTGGAAGCCTGCTTGTCGATAAACAGCAAGATATTGATACCGGGGAGCAGATTGAAATTACAGGGATATATCCGAGTGAGTATAAAGATTTTGCTAAAAAGATAGACACGACCACTATCTGTCAGTGCACCGGACGTAAGGACAAGAACGGAAAGTTGATTTGGGAGAATGATATTCTTTCAGGTCATATCGACGTTGAGTTTCCAGAAGATGAGACGAGAAAGTGTGTCGTGTGGCATGAAAACGGATGGTGTACGAATGAGCCGGGCTGTGATGACTACGAGGAACTGGATGATTTTGATTCAGAGAATTTTGAAGTGATCGGCAACATGATTGATAACCCGGAACTGTTGGAGGTGCGGTTGTGAGTGAGAAAAAATTCCCAATTTTAGGAACAAATGAATCTATAGACTGGAATTTAATTGCACCGCATGAAAAACAGGCAATGGAAAATCATGGACAGACTTTGGAGAAATTAGCAAGGCGACATGGATTAAGCTGGTACGAGCTACTATGCGTAATGGCGGATAAGAAACTATTAGTGGATATTGAGTATGACAAGGAAAAAGATTACGAGAAACTATGCCGAAAAGTGTTACTCTTGGAAGAAGTGAAACAGTATAGAGCAATCGGCACGCCGGAAGAATGCCGGGCGGCTATGGAACGTCAGAATCCGAGAGCTGCTATTGCTGAAAAAGAAGATACTGGGACTACAAAATATACATGTCCGGCATGCGGTAGGTATATGGGGTGGTCAACTGGAACACTTCCTGCTCGTTATTGCTGGAAATGTGGTCAGAAATTAGATTGGAGTGATGAAGAATGAGTGAAAGCCTTAATCCATGCCCGTTTTGCGGTGGAAACGCAATGTTCTTAACCATTACAAATAAGTCATCACATTCGGCTGTTGGGGTAATGTTCAAAATCAAATGTATGAAATGCGGAATAGAACTTCCAAAAAGCTATGAATGTGAGATGTACATGGATCAGGACGGAGGGATCAGAACAGGGAAAGACGAGCGAACGAAAGCAACTACAGATTGGAACAAGAGGGCGAACGATGAGATTGATTGATGCTGATGAATTAGAAGGACATATAAAAATTTTAGGAATTTGGGATGAGGTAGAAAATAAAGATGTATTTACTAATGATATTAAAGATGCAATTTTAAAATTAATAGATGCGCAACCGACCGCCTACGACCCGGACAAGGTTGTGGAGCAGTTGGAAAATGAGAGAAAGTTTTGGGAGAATGCATACGACAGTAATTTGGGGAAAGAGAAAGCAAGAAGTTATGAGCATGCAATCGAGATCATGAAAGGCGGTGGAGTAGATGGCAATTAAGCCGATTTTATTCAATACGGAAATGGTTCGGGCGATTCTGGACGGGAGAAAAGATGCAACGAGAAGAATTGTAAAAGGCTTTATTCCTGATGATGCAGTATGGGGATATACCGCTTTTACACCTAAAGGGTACATATCGTGTAGAGGTACATTTGCAGATGGGTATGGAGAGAAATTTTTTAAATTGCCTTGCGAGCCGGGCGATATCCTGTATGTCCGGGAAACATGGAAAAAGGCACCGAACGGATACTATTACTACGAAGATTGGCAAAGAAATGACATTGCCGATGTTACAAAGTGGAAACCATCCATCCACATGCCGAAAGAAGCCGCACGTATCTGGCTTAAGGTTACGGATGTGAGGGTGGAGCGGTTGCAGGAAATCACATCGGAGCAGATTTGCAGAGAGGGTGTAGAGGTGGAATATCCTCATGTGTTGAATGGAGAAGAAAAAAGATATGCTTTTTCAAGACTCTGGGATTCTACCATCAAGAAGTCCGATCTTGACCGCTACGGTTGGAATGCCTCACCTTGGGTGTGGGTGATTGAATTTGAACGATGCGAGAAGCCGGAAGGAGTGTGAGAATATGAGTAAATTTGATTATGACTGTTTTTGCGGAGACGACGATTCACTTGGTTTCAATGCGAGTAAATACAACAAGGAAGAAGCTTTAAAAATTGGCGCGGAAGAATATGGGTGTAACGTAAACGAATTAACGGTAGAAGAAGCCTATATTTATTATGGTTTTGGAACTGATGAAGATGGAGAAACACGTACAACGTATTGGCTTTGCGATGTACCTAAAGGAAATAGCTTTGAAGCATGGAGAGTGTATAAAAAATAGGAGGTGGGGGTGATGTCTAAAGCAGTATTAGTTATGGATATGCCAGAATCATGTTTTGGTTGCAACTTTTTGTATTGTAACGCGGATGCAGGTATTGACAGTTGCCAGGCTATGGAAGTATCAAGAATTGTTGATTCTGAAACATACGAAAGACCAGATTGGTGTCCACTTCGGGAACTGCCGGAGAAGATGGAAGTGTGTGGGAAGTACCCGCAGCCAGGTAAGCCTATCCCGTCGTATAGATTTGGTTGGAATGCTTGTTTAGATGAAATTTTAAAAACAGATGGAATGAGAAAGGAGTAATGACAGAAGCCTTGGTAGACCAAGGTTGACCGCCTAAAGGTGAAGAAAGGCGAGAACAAAAGGAATTTAATTAGCGGTGTCGTATGGCACTATTGGGAGCCGTAATTCCTTATCCACGGACACATAGCAATCTGTTAAGTGGTTGTCATGAAAAGATTAAAAGTATGTTGGGTAAGCGCAGGAATATCAAGTTTTATGGCTGGATATTTAGCAGGGAATGTAGACGAATGGATTTACATTGACATTGCAGACCAACATGAGGACAGTATCAGGTTTATTAAAGATTGCGAGAAAGCAATCGGGAAAGAAATTCAGATACTGAAATCAAGCGAGTACAGATGTGTAGAGGATTGCGTAAGAACATTTGGAGGATTTAGAAATCCGGCAAACGGATTCGCACCTTGCACGAACTGGCTCAAAAAGAGAGTGAGAAAAGAGTGGGAGGAACGACATAAGGATTGTGAATTGACTTACGTCTGGGGATTCGACCTTAAGGAAAAGAACCGGGCAGAGCGGACGATTGAAGCAAATCCGCAAGCCGCACACGAATTTCCGCTGATTGACAAAAACCTCTCAAAAGAAGAGGTACATGGATTGTTTGAACGGACTTTTGATTTTGCCCGACCTTTGATGTATGACCTTGGCTATCCGAACAATAACTGTATCGGCTGTGTAAAAGGCGGCATGGGTTATTGGAATCATATCAGAAAGGATTTCCCGGAAGTCTTTGAAAGTCGGGCGAAGTTGGAAAGAGAAGTTGGTTATTCAATCCTTAAGGACGGAAAAGGTAATCCGGTATATCTGGATGAACTTGAACCGAACAGAGGTAACATGAATACAGAGATTTTCCCCGATTGTGGGATTATGTGCTATTTGGCACAACAGTAAGGGAGTGATGGATATTAAACAGATTGCTGGACAGATTAATTTGTTTGAAGAAAAACCTGTGAATGAAATAAATGAATGTCTCGGTGAGCCTTGTGCGCATTGTGATGTTGAATGGTGTTCGATTGCGTGCTTTAAACGAAGAGGTTACCAATGGGATTTATTGCACAGATTTGTAAAGGGAAGTGATAACAAGCCCCTTAGAAGAAACATAGAAAAGAGAATTTGTAAAGAAACAAGATTTGATTGAAAGAAAGGAGCCGGAACCTATCCGGATAAAAGGCGCGCCGGGTTCCTTTTGAAGAAAATGATACACGGAGAATTGATAGTTGACAACTTCGCCGGCGGTGGCGGTGCTTCCACCGGAATAGAACTTGCAACCGGATATAGTGTTGATATTGCCATCAACCATGATCCAGAAGCCATTAAGATGCACAAGGCGAACCACCCGAACACCAAGCATTACTGTGAAAACGTGTGGGCGGTTGATCCTGTAAAGGCTTGCAATGGGCATCCGGTTGGACTTGCCTGGTTCTCCCCAGATTGTAAGCATTTCAGCAAGGCAAAAGGCGGAAAACCAAAAGATAAAAATATCAGAGGTCTTGCATGGGTAGCCTTAAGATGGGCGGGACTTGTAAGACCGAGAGTAATTATGCTGGAGAATGTGGAAGAATTTAAAACATGGGGACCATTAAACAGACGGCATCGTCCAATTAAGAGTAGGCAGGGGAAAACCTTTGAAAAATTTGTGCAGCAGCTTACTGATCTTGGCTATGAAGTAGAATTTAAAGAACTGATTGCTGCTGACTACGGAGCACCAACCATGCGAAAGAGATTTTTTATGATTGCCCGGTGTGATGGCAAGCCGATTGTATGGCCAGAGCCGACACACGCACCTGTAGACAGCGAAGAGGTGAAGAAAGGACTATTAAAGCCATATGTTGGAGCATACACACAGTTAGATTTTTCTCTGCCGTGTCCGAGCATTTTTGATACTTCAGAAGAAATTAAAGAAAAGTACGGCATTCGGGCAGTACGCCCACTGGCACAGAAAACAATGGACAGGATAGCCAGAGGATTAAAAAAATTCGTCTTAGATAATCCAGAACCTTTTATCATTCAGTGCAATCATGGTGGTGAGCGTAGACCGAACGACATTCGAGAGCCGATGCCGACTATAACCGGAAAACATGGGTATGGGATTGTAGAGCCATATATGGTGCAGATCGGACAGACAGGTTTTACAAAAGACCGGAGCAAAGATGTCCGGGAGCCGCTTACAACCATTGTGAGTAAAAATGAGCATTGCCTGATAAGTCCTACGTTGATCCAGTACCATTCAGAAACCTCAAAAGATGGAGTAAGAGGACAGACTATAGAAGATCCGATCATGACAGTGGACAGCTCAAACAGATATGGACTGGTCGCATCATTCCTGCAAAAGTACTACGATGGTGGATATAAAGGCGCAGGCGATACATTAGAAAATCCGCTACCTACAGTAACAGCGTGGGATCATAACAGTGTAGTTACGGCAAATCTTATCCAGATGAATAACCATTGTGATGGGCGAGATTTACGTGATCCTATACCAACAATAACCGCTGGGGATGGTCACTTTGGAGAAGTAAGAGCATTTTTAATTAAATATTATGGGCAGGGAACCGGACAGGACATTGAGGAACCTCTTGATACAGTTACATCCAGAGATAGATTTGGACTTGTGACTATTGAGGGTGTAGATTACCAGATTGTGGACATAGGATTGAGGATGCTTGAGCCGAAAGAACTTTACGGATGCCAGGGATTCCCAGACGATTACATAATCGACCATGACTACACAGGAAAGACATATCCGAGAAGTGAGCAGGTCAGAAGATGCGGAAATGCAGTGTGTCCACCGATACCAGCAGCATTGGTTAGAGCCAATCTGCCAGAACTGTGTATTGCGGAACGAACACCGAACATGAGGATGGAAGCAGAGCAGACCGGACAGCTCCGGTTTGCGTAGTTAAATTAGAATTTTTTAGTGGAGGAACGAAAATGGAAGATTTTGAAAACACAGCAAAAGACGAATTGAATAGCGAAGAAGATAAAAAATGTGGATATTATAACGAGTGCTATTTACAGGTTAGGAATGGAGGCATGTGCCTTTATAAATGTCCTGATCGCACACATCATTAGAATTTAAGGAGTGAAACCATGAAATATTGTGATATGGATAACACAGAAATTAGAAAAATCACTTATGAGCAATGCCCATTAAAGTGTACAGGATGTGAGGCGTTATGCAATGAAATGCCAGTAAACCAGTGTAGAAAGAATTTATCACAGGAATTTGATAAGAAACGTTAAATTTAGAATTTAGAAAGGTATTGAGTATGGAAAATGCAGAATTAACAGCTTTACAGACAGTAAGAGATGAATATAGAAAAATCAAAGATAAATATCAGAAGAAAGCTGCCAAAGAAAGAGAAAAAGTAAATGATGTTTATGTATTAGTTTGCGGTGAGAAATGCTATACAGATTCAGAGGTAAATGATTGGTATGCGAGCGATTATATTACCAGTGAGCAGTCAGACAAATATATTGAAAAACTGAATAAAAAGAAAGCAACAGCAGGTCAAACAGATACGCTGACTAAAAGCGAAATGGTTTGTAAAATTTTAGACAATACAATTGATAACCTGACTCTGGAGATACGTGATATAAAAATTAAAGAGGAACAGGAACAAAAAAAACAGGAACGTTGGGAAATCGCACAATCACAGGGTTGTTCATACAAAGAGTTCCTAGAGCTTGAGGAAGTATCCAGACAATCTGAAGAATATGAAAAAATGATGGGTATGTAATCTAAACTGAACTTTAATGAATGAAAGAAGGTGTGACAAAATGAAGATTATTATAGGAATCATAATATATGCGTTTATCGGATGCGTATTTGCCGGATTCTTAGAAGATGATTCTGTAGATGAGATGGATACGCTGGCACAGGTAGCATTATGGCCGATAATATTACTTATTATCATTGCTTGGATACTTTCCATAATTCCACTAACAATTGGACGAGTATTAAGAGCCATTTTTGATTTTTTTGACATGAAGAACTGAATATTGATATTTTTGCCGGCTGAAATATGCCGGTAAAAATATACAATAATGTTGCATGAATACGATAATATATTGTGTTTTTATAAACTGATATATGGTATAATGGTGTAAGAAACATAGTTGTCACGCATGGGGAGATGTTTAAAATGAGCAGAGAGGAAACGATAGAGATATGCACACGCATAGACGATTACCTGGGCGATAAAATAGCAGAATCAATTTTAAATAATATCTCATATGACAAAATGGAAGCACGCTATGGGATTATGCCGATTTCTCGCACGCATTTTTACAGAAAAAAGAAAATGGCATTAAGGATGCTCAACAGCCGGAGCTTGTACGAAGAAGAAAGAAACGGACAGCTCCGCATGATGCTTTAATTCACGCATAGAACTGCACGCATGGACACACGCATATTATTTTAAAATGCACGCATAACGCACGCATGGCACGCATAGACTGATTTTTTATCACGCATAGGATAAAAATACCACGCACGCATAAAAATGGCTGTATTGGTAAAATATGCAAGGCAGATGCTAGATATAAAAAAAATCCGCACACAAAAAACCGCCGGAAGTGATCCGGCGGTAATCCTCTGCGGCGGTTCTAAAAGTATAATTATTTTAAAATAAAACCGTATCCGCTAGACCGTGCTGCTCTCTGAAATTCTTCTTTCCCATATTTTCGATACATTTTTTCAAGATTTTCAGAAATGTCAAATCCGGCAAGCTTCAATTCATGCAGTATCATTATTTTTTCAATCATAAAATCAACCATCCTTTCATTTATGCCCTGTCTCATCGGTGCAGGTGGGGCAGTTCCTGCAGACCGCCGGGTGGCGGTTTCGACTTAGCTGTAAAGCATTTCTTGCATAATCTGGTGGAGTTCTGTTTCGGATTTCTTCCGGTGCATTTCTCTAAAATCCTTTTCAGCTTTCATCTGCGCTTCTTTCTTGGTATATCCTCGACCTCTCCAAAGGTCATATAATTTCTCTATTGTCCAGTCCTTCATGTTTTCCCTTTCTGGTCTGCCATCATCAGCACCGGGCGACCGTCCCACGGTGGACGCTCCAACCGGAGCTTTTCGGCTATTTTCTCGAATAAAATTCTTTCGATGCATCATTTGACCAGTTCGGCATAATGTTTTCAAAATCTGCGCCATAGATAAATTTCAATGTTTCGCAGAATGTTTCATATCGAGCTTTTTCAGTGCTTTCAAAAATGCTTTTTTCAAATGAATCATTTTCCAAACAATCCATGTATAAATCTTTATAATATTCTTTACATTCGCTTAAATTTTTCATTTCGTTTTCCTCGCTTTCTGTTTTCCTGTTCCTTTGTTAATATTATAATACACTAAAAACAGTGTAATATCAATATACAAATACACCAAAATAAGTGTAAAAATATCAGCAATAATTGTGTATTTTTTTGGTGTAAAATTAATTGAAATAAAAATGTCTCAGGTATATAATAAATACGAAAGAGAGGTGCGCAGATGCTTACTTATAAAATTGACGTATTGGAAACGCTGAAAGAAAGCGGATATAACACGACACGGCTTAGAAAAGAGCAGATCGTAGGAGAAAGCGCAATCCAATCATTGAGAAAAGGCGAAATGGTGGGGATTAAAACACTCGAAAAGATCTGCGATATACTGGACATGCAGCCGGGGAACATTATTAAATATGTAGAAAATGAGAAAAAATAAAATACTATAAAAATAATGTAAAAAGGTATTGACAGTACACCGTTTTAGGTGTATTATAATATCAGAAACAAGGAAAACACAACACACGGAGGAAAAGAAAGATGGAAGAATCAAGAAACATTTACAGTTATTCAAAAACAGAAATAAACAAAATGAAACGTGAGGAGCTTTTACATCTTTTATACGAGAGAGATAAAAACTATTTTGAAAACATAAACGGATCAGAAAAGAACTGGAGCAAAGAGAACACATTTGAAAAATATAAGGAGTTTTATAAAAACTTTACGGTTAAAGACTTAAGAGAAAGAGCTTAGATGGGGATAAAAAGATGGAAGAATTAAAAAAATGTTATCAGGAATTACAGAAAAGGATCGCAGAAATTGAAAACAGACATGACACAGACATCATTGATTTTATTAATCTTGATGACGAAGTGAAAGCCGAGTACATGGGAGACTGGAAAGAGCAAGACGTGCAGGGCTGGGAGTATCTTTTGAACAGAGCTAGCACAATCCGAGAAGCGTACAGGATCGTTGCGGAAGAATTGCATATCGGAGAATTTCTACCGGAAATTGACCAGTAAAAACCTAGAGCATTAATTAAAAAAGGAGATAAAAAAATGAGTAGAACAGAGCTTTTTAACAAATGGTTAGAGGAAAATTATGGAGAATTGAGAAAATTCCCATTATAAAAAAATGGGCAAATGATAATAAAGATATTATAAGCCCGATTGAACCGGATCTGTTTTCTGGGGGAATAAGAGACATAAAAAGATATTTGCTCGGAAAGCATAAAAGTGGGAGTGCTCAGTACAAGGGATGGCGTTTATTAGAATGGAGCGAAGAAAATAAGGCGCGAGAAGGATTTCCGGAGAGAAAAAAAAGAATGCCAAGAAAAGAGAAAATGTCAGAAGAGGAAAGGCTGAAAAGAAAACGAGAAAGAGAAAAACGAAGAAACGAGAAAAAACGGCTTGAAGTATAGCCGCTTTTTTTTATGCCTAAAAATGGAACAAAAACAGTAAAAAAATATCTTATAATAAAAATATAAGTAAAATGATGGGAGGTGTGCGCCTTGGCAAATTTAAAAGGAAAAGTTAAAAAGCTTCAGACTGCGATTGTCCAGCGTGGATTGATTGTAAAAATAAACCAAAATCAATTTTACAGTGCAGACCAGAAGCGCATGATAACAATTTACAGAATCATTACACCAGTGTACACCTTTAAGAAAAATAAACAAGAATGGAAAACAGAAGATTTTGAAATTCTCAAAACGGCATCCGTCCCGGATGTAATATTCTGCTTGCTAGAAATTTATAAGGCGGTGAGCGGATGAAAGGAAAACTCACACAGAAACGTAAAATATTTGCAGATGAATACATAAAGAATGGCGGTAATGCCACACAAGCTGCGATAGCAGCCGAATATTCTCAAAAGACAGCGTATTCGCAGGGACAGCGTTTGTTGAAAAATGATGATGTTTTAGCATATATAGCCAAACAGACCGAGCGCATCGAGAAAGAGCAGCACCGGGATATCATGAGCCTTGCAGAAATCCAAGAGCGTAGAAGTAAAATCGCAAAGGGCGAAGTCGTGGACGGTCTTGGATTCGCCCCGGACTTTTCCGATCAGCTTAAGGCAATGGACGGACTGGAGAAAGCTTTGGCGATTGCGGAAAAGCATAAGCTAGAAGCCGAAGAGAAAGAGAAGAGAGAAAAGGCTGCACTCTGGACAGTACCGATCACAGACATAACGAGCGACTTCGTTGAGATTTACAGAACAGTACACGAAGCATTTAACGGAGAGATAGACGTGCATGAGATCATATCGAAAGGTGGGCGTGGATCTATTAAGTCCAATTTCTGGGGGAATCTTGCATATGAGACGATTAGACAGGATCCACAGGCGCATATCGTATACACCAGACGATATAAGGTTGACTTGCGCGGATCCGTTTACAATCAGTTTATGAAGGTGGTGATACGGTGTAATGATCTGGATAACTGGGATTTTAAACAATCCCCAATGTGTGCGGTTTATAAACCAACCGGGCAGATGGTCATGTTTGCCGGAGCAGATAAGCCTATCAGCTTAAAATCGTTCAACGTGCCGTTCGGATATGTAAAGCTTTTAATTCATGAAGAGTGCGACGAGATGGCAGGCGTGGAGCAGATGGATAACATTGAGGATACATTTCTGCGAGCAGATACACCGGCGCTTGACATAAAAATCTTCAATCCTCCGAAGTCAAAAAATAACTTTATGAATGAGTACACTGAAGAATGTAAAAATAAGCCACAGACACGGATCTGTCACAGCTATTATTATAATGTCCCAGTGAAATGGTTAGGAAAACGATTCTTCGAACGTGCGGAGTGGTTTAGGATTCATAAACCATTATATTATAAAAATAACTACTTAGGAGAAGTCACTGGAACAGGCGGAGGCATCTTTGACAATTTAGAAATCAGAAAAATATCGGATGAAGAGTTAATGACATTCGATACAGTAAACCACGGATTGGACTTCGGATACACACACCCACAGGTGTTCAGTCAGAATTATTACGATTACGAGACGGATACTCTTTATATTTTTGGCGAAGTGTATTCTAAAAAGTGTAAAAACTCTACATTTGCCAGAAAGATAAAGAAGTTTATGAATGTGGAAATAATATGCGATTCTGCCAGACCGGACGGAATAGCAGAGATGCAGGACTGGGGTTTTAATGCGATCGGGGCAAAGAAAAGATGGGGAAGCGGAAAAGGAAGAGATTACTGCTGGGAGTGGTTGCAGAGATGTAATAAGATCGTGATTGATCCTGAGCGTTGCCCGAATACAGAAAAAGAGTTTATAAAAGCAGAACATGAGCAGCTTCCAGATGGTTCATTTTCAGATGCATACCCGACCTTAGAAGAAGACACGATCATGGCAAACATTTATGCATTGAACAGAATTATAATGACCAGCCGAAGAAATGATGGTCTTTATGATGATGAGGAAGAAGAAGATAGCGACGATTATGAGGATTAAAAAATGAATTTTTTTGAAAAAATAAGGGAGACGATCATGAAGTTTTTTAGAACAGATGCAGAAAAAGAATTAAATGTCGAGTTTATTACTTCTCCAGAGATTGAAAACTCACAGCAGAGATGGAATGATATCATTAAGGGAAGCCCTTTTTGGCTGGATCCGAAAAATAATGACATCAGGACGATAAATTTCGCAAAATTCCTCTGCCAGTACACAGCGAAGAAAGCATGCATGGATTTGTCAGTGAGCATAACCGGTTCTGAGAGAGCTGATTTTATTAATAAGTGCATTAAGGCAATGGTTGACACTTCCTTCCGGGACAAAGTGGAAGATATGCTTGGAGTTGGTGGGATTATTTTAAAACCGAACGGCTCGATGAACCCAGACAACATGATTGATTATATTATGCCGTGGGATTTCGCAATCACAGAAAAGACCAGCAACGGAGATATCAGAGGATGCATTTTTATTAATCGACTTTTAAAAGATAAAGTTTACTACTACCGGCTTGAATACCATCATTTCACGACTTCAAAAAATAAAGAGGACGAAGAGATGAACGTGTACGAGATCCAGAACAGAGCGTTCAAGTCAAACAGCAGTAATTCACTTGGAAAAAAGATAGAACTGCATGACGTTCCAGAGTGGTCTTCAATAGAAGAAGTCGTTCACATTATGAATGTAGAAAAGCCACTATTCGCCTATTTGAAAACCCCATTCAATAACACAATCGATTACTCGTCTCCAGAAGGTGTATCGATTTTCTCAAATGCACTTATGGAGCTTAGAGATCTCGATATAGCCTGGAGTAAAAAAGGAAATGAGGTTGAGGATTCTCAGCACATTACTTTCATTGATGAGAACGCGCTGACAAAACAGGGAAAAGGTGGTACTCGTGTCTCAACAGTGGAGCTTCCTAGGTTCGTTAAAGGATTGAAATTTGGGCTTGATTCAAAAAGTACGATTGATGAACACGTCCCGACCATGCTTACTTCTGACAGAATCACAGACATTAACAGCGTTCTTTCTATGATCTCGACAAAATGCGGATTCTCACAGGGGCAGTTTATCCTCGATAGAAAATCTGGAAGATTGACAGCAACACAAGTTGAAAGTGATGACAATGAAACGGTAGAGACGATTAACGATATTCGGAAAAGCATAAAAACTGCATTAAAAAATCTTATTTATGCAATCAACGTATTCTGCGACCTTTACGGAATCCCTACCGGCTATGTGGATGCACTGGATGATGAGGTACCGGACGAAGATATATTCTATTTTAAAGATTTGCTTGCGAGCTTCGAACAGGACAGATCAAGAGCATATAATTTAATGATTCAAGGTATTTATTCTAAGCGTAAATACCTTAAGGAATACGAGGGATTTAATGATGATGAAGTAGATGCCATGTTTGCAGAGAGAGCACAGGAAGATGCGGAAAGGAACATCGGTGGTCTGTTTGGAGAGGAATAAAATAATTCAAGGGATACCGAAGCTTTCTAAAAATGGTATTTTAAAAGGTGGATATATTATCCCGGAACCTGAACCGCCGGAGATGGTTCAGGTAAAGTTGCAGGAAAAGACTGTGATAGAGACGATTAAGTTTTATTTAGAGAAGTGATAGAGAGGGATGCGTTAATATAAAATATAATAAAGTCATTGGAAGCTTTAATATTAAGCTTGACACTAAAAGAATAGATGAAAATTTGAGAAATGCGCAGAATGTTCTTGATGAACAGGTTGTAAATGACATGAGAAAATACACACCTATGCAGCAGGGCGATTTGAGAAACAAGACGCAGATAAAAGAACCCGGATTAATTACAGTCGATACACCATATGCACATTATCAGTACGTAGGCGAGCTTTATTTGACCGCAGACGGTAGATCATGGGCGAACCGTGGAGAAAAGAAGTATCCGACAGGAACAGAATTAAAATATCACACACCTGGAACGGGAAAAAGATGGTTTGAAACTGCAAAAGAAAATCACGGTAAGCAGTGGATTGATCTTGTTAAAAGAGAGGTTGGGAAAGGATAATGCTTAAACCGGATTACTTTTACGGAAAAACTGATAAACTGGTTGAGATGTATCAGGATCTTGAAAATTGGATTATATCAGACATTGCAACACGATTGATAAAATCCGGTGAATTGTCAGGAACTGCCGACCGAGAATTGTGGAAACTCCAACAGATGGGACTGCATAACACAGAGATTGTAAAAAGAATATCTGAAATGTCTGGAAAGTCAAGAAATGAGGTTCGCAGATTATTAAGGGATAGTGTTATGACATCATTCTCGGATGATAAAGAAGTCTTGACGCAGATATCAGCATATGTTATATCTCCGCTAAAAAATAATACGGCAATTCTGGCAATGAATGCAGAGTTAATAAAAACATTCGGAGAACTTGATAATTTGACAAAAACAACCATTAACCAGACACAGAAAGACTTGCTCAATATGCTAAATGAGGTTGATTATAGAGTTGCATCTGGAATGCAATCTTACAGCAGTGCAGTCTGTGAAGTTCTGGATAGATATGCAGAATCTGGTGTTATGGTAGAATACCCTACTGGAACGAAGCGTTCTCTTGAAGCGGCAGTGAGGTGTTGCATTGTCACATCTATGAATCAGACTGCGGCACAAGTGACGAACATTTATATTGCACAAAATAAAATAGAGTATGTTCTAGTATCAGCGCATCCAGGTGCCAGATATGATAAAAAGAATCCAACAGGTATTCCATCTCACGATCACTGGCAAGGCAAGGCATATAAAATAATTGGGAGCGAACCGGGATTTCCGAATCTTCTTGAAAGCACAGGTTATACCATAGACCCTAAAACCGGAAAAGGAACTGTTGTAAATCTCTTAGGACTTCACGGATACAATTGCAGACATTCACATGGCCCGTGGCGAAAGGACATGGTAAATAAGTACCTTGATGAAAACGGAAATGTGAATATAAATGCAGATGAAAGCCAGAAGCTTTATGATTTGCAGCAGAAGCAGAGATTACTTGAAAGAGAAATTCGCAAAACAAAGCGTGAAATTATGGCTAAGAAACAGGAACTCGATATGATTGCCGAAACAGATGTAAAAGAGATCTTGCAACCTCAATATGATAAACTGGCATATAAACTGCGAATGCAGAATAAAAGGCTTCAATCATTCTGTAAGAATAATGATCTTCAATTGCAAGGCGATAGAACGAAGGTTTCTGGATTTAATAAAAAACAGTCTGCGATTGCAAATGGACGAGCAACGGCTTATAAAAATAAAATCGAAAAAAATGGTACAACGAAAGTGGAATAATATGTTATTATAATAACGTGTTAACCATACATACTTGGTTATCCACCTTTCTTTAATTAATGCAGTGGAACTCAAGCGAGATAACAACTCACCGTCATAGCCGGAAACTCCCCCAAATGAGGTAAAGCAAATGAAAAACATTGTTACGTGCTTTACCAAAGAAGAAAAAGAGCATATAAAAGAATTGTGTGATTTCACACCGACAGAAGAAACGCTCTTTGATTTACGGAAGAAAGAAAAGTCGCTAGAAGAATGTGCAGAAATTATGCATATTTCGACTAAGACAGCCGGACGTATTAACGTCAAAATGCAACATAAAATTCTTAAGGTAACTGGACAACATTTCACATAATTTTCTCCTCATTAAAGACATCCGTTAAGGGTGTCTTTTTTGTGTCCTTTTAATGGGGTTTTACTGGGGTGGTTCAATTGTGTTGTTAATAATAAAATGAAAATAGAAAGAGAGGTTTATTATGTACGAGTATCAGAGATATAACCAGTATTCTTATCCTCAATATCAACAGCCACAGCAGATTCAACAGCAATTCCCACAACAGATCATGCCGCAACAAGCTGGACTTTGCGGAAGAATGGTTAATTCTGTTGAGGAAGTCACAGCGAATGACGTTCCCATGAATGCACCATTTGCCATTTTCCCAAAAGCAGATGGATCAGAAGTTTATATAAAATCGTGGGGTGCTAATGGTCTTATTCAGACAGTTACATATAAACCGCAGCTAGACGGAAAACAGAACGAATTACCGAAAGAAGACACGGCAACATTGTTTGCCCCGATAATGGAGCGATTAGACCAAATAGAAGCTAAAATAACTCAGTCCCAGAGGACTACCAGAGCAAAGAAAGAGAGCGATTCTGAATGAATTTAATGCAGATGATCCAGTGCGGTGGAAACCCTAAGATGATATTAAGTCAAATGATGAGCAACTCTCAATTTTCAAATAATCCGATCATGAAAAATACATTCGACATGATGAACCGTGGAGACAGTAAAGGGCTGGAACAGCTTGCCAGAAATTTGTGCAAAGAAAAAGGCCTTAACCCGGAAGAAATCATGAGCCAGTTTAAACATTGATACTATTCTTGCAAGATTATGTATAAATAAATTTTATTAGGAGGAACACATATGTTTAATTCATCTCCAAGTTTAGCGGACATTGCCGCCGTTACTGGTGGAAACCGTAATGATGGTGCATGGGGCGATGGTGGTTGGTGGGTTCTCATTATCCTCTTTGCCTTATTCGGTGGATGGGGCGGTTATGGATTCGGTGGTAATGGTGGTGGCGGTTATACCGCAACTGCGGCTACACAGGCTGATATCCAGAGAGGATTTGACAATTCAGCAGTCATAAGTAAGCTTGATGGTATTACAAATGGTCTTTGTGATGGCTTTTATGCAGTAAACAACGGAATGCTGACAGGATTTAACACCATTCAGCAGGCAATTAATGCGGACACAGTAGCAGGAATGCAGAATGCAAATGCTATTCAGTCTCAGCTTGCAAATTGTTGCTGCGAAACTCGTGAAGCTATCCAGGGTGTAAACTTCAACATGGCGCAGAACACTTGCGCATTACAGAACACCATGAACAACAACACGAGAGATATTATCGACAGCCAGAATGCCGGAACAAGAGCGATACTTGACTACTTATGCCAGGATAAGATCGCAACGTTGCAGGCAGAAAATAATGATTTGAGACTTGCAGCATCACAGGATAGACAGAACGCACTTCTGACTACCGCTATGACAGCACAGACAAATCATATTATCAGTGCTGTTAATCCATCGCCAATCCCAGCATACCAGGTGCCAAACCCGAACACATACATTCCGTATGGATGTGGTTGCAATACTGGATGCGGATGTTAGACAACTGAATAATTAAAGTATCTTAATCGACAAGATTATGTCTGCATAGCGGTATTACTTAAACACAAAGGGCAGACTTCAATGTTTGCCCTTATATTTTTGAAAGAGAGGAAAATATTATGTCAGAATTTACAGCCAATGCTTTACAGACTGTCCTGCAAGGAGAAGATGTCGCATTTACTGAGACACCGGTTTGCGGAACAAAATGTATAGTTCACAGACAGGGAAGCGGAGTAGTTAAATTAAGAGGAATCACAAACCAGTGCAAAGCAAGATTTCTTGTATCTTATAGCGGAAATATCCAGATCCCAACCGGCGGAACGGTGGAAGCTATTTCGCTTGCAATCGCAATTGACGGAGAACCATTACAGTCTACAAGAATGATCGTGACACCTGCGGCAGTAGAAAACTTATTCAATGTATCTGCACAGGTTTATGTAGATGTTCCTTGTGGATGCTGCAGCACAATAGCGGTTCAGAATACATCTGGACAGACTATCGAGGTTCAGAACAGTAATTTAATTGTAGTAAGGGAGGCTTAGTATATGCATATTGAAAGAATTCATAAAATGCTTGAATGCCTTGCTGAAAAATCCTTATGTGAGATTGAAAAAGGGATTGAGAATGTCAATACAGAAGAAATGGGAGAAGTGATCGACATGATAAAGGATTTGTCAGAAGCAGAGTATCATGCCACAATTACTAAGGCAATGAACGAAGCGGACGAAGCAGATATCATGGAGAAGCTTTTAGAGTATGGGGATGACCGAAGATATTATGATCGGTATCGTTATGCTAATGGAAGATTTGCACCGAAAGGCAGAGGAAAACGAAGAGGATATGATGAGCCACCATATTATCACATGTACCCGGATGATTACGAAGATGCAGAGCACATGAGAGACATGGATAAGAAAGATCTGAAAAGGATGTATACAGATACCGGAATGATGGGAGATAGATCATATCCGAGGGATTCCAGAGAGGGAAAAGCCGGTATTTCCAGACGTACTTATATGGAGACCAGAGAAAACCATCATGGCAATTCAGAGGAAGATAAAAAAGAGCGTGCAAAAGCAAGAAAAGATTATTTGCGAGATATGCAGATGGATATTACTGAAATGACATCAGATGCAACTCCGGAAGAAAAGCAGATGTGGAGAAATGAATTACAGATGATGTTACAGAAAATCTAAGAGGTGAGCGCAGTGTTTAAAATCAATGATGTTGAATGGAATATTTTATATGTAAATCCTAATAGTGAATGCTTGATGCGTTCAGACGGAACAATTACACTTGGTGTTACAGATTGGAGCAAACGAACGGTTTATTTGTCAAATGCATTAAGCGGAAGTCTGTTAGAGAAAGTTCTATCTCATGAGTTGGTACACTGCGCTTCATTTTCATATGATTGCCACATTCCAATAAATGTAGAGGAAATCGTAGCGGATTTTCTGTCTCTTTATGGAAGAGAAGTCGTTGGAATAGCAGATGATATTTTGAATGGGGTAATTGAAAATGGATGTTATAAAGCAGTATGAGGACTATATAGGGCTTAAAAAAGAATACATTAAAAATCCTACATTGGAAAATAAAAATGCAATGATAGCCAAATTAGAAGAGTACGGAAAGTATATATACGACCAGTGCAACAGATTAAAAAAGGATTGCATTGTGGAAGAAGAAAAAGAAGTGCTTAGAAGGTATTTCGGTGGGAAATAGCAAAAAGGGGTGGAGCAATATTCCCTTTTTAAAATGGTACAAAAAGTTGTTTAAAATAGGTTAAAATATATATTGAAAAGAATATTAAAAGTACCGGACAGAAAAAGGGATTCTGTTCGCTAACCTAGAATAATTATAGGATGATGCATGGCACGTCCTATTTTGGGCGTGCTTTTTTATTTTTGGGAATTAATTCAGTGGAAGAAGACACGGCTTATATCCGGGTTGTCGAGGGTTCGATTCCTTCATTCCCAATTGCCAGCTATGGAGTAAATAGCAACTCATTCGTGCCGGACTGACCGGAGTAACAACTTGGAAAGAAAGAGGTAGAAACATGGTAAACGTAGCAAACGAATTAAAGAAACTCGGAATTGAAGTTTCAGACGAACAGAAAGAGTCTCTTAAAAAGAGTATGGGTGAAGAGCTGTATTCCAAGAAAGAAATGGAAGACAAGGTTAATAAGGCTTCATCAGAATCTGAACAGTGGAAAACCCGTGCAGAATCAGCAGAGAGAATGCTTGAAGGGTTGGATGGAAAAAGCCCGGAAGACATTTTAAGAGAGCGTGATGACTGGAAGAGACAGGCAGAGGATTCCAAAAAAGATTATGAAGCCAAAATCGCAGAGCATGAGAAGGATGAACTTTTGAAAGAAGCATTTGCGGAAATCGAGTTTACTTCTGAATCTGCAAAGAAAGCCATTATGAAAGACATTTCCGAAAGCGTAAGCGTGAGAAACGGAAAACTGATAGGGTTCAGTGATCTTATTGAGGAAGCTAAAAAGACAGATGCAAATGCATTTGTAAATAAACAGAATCAGCCGACTCCACATGCGTATTTCACAAAACCGAATGAAAACAATTCTGGTGGTGATAAGCCTACAACAAGAGAGAGCATTTTATCTATCAAAGATAGATCAGAACGTCAGAAAGCAATTGCCGAAAACATTTCTTTATTCCAACAGTAAAGGAGTTTTATATGAACAAAAACAGATTAACGATGAACACCAATTTGCAGTTCTTTGCAGCAAACGAAGGACTGATTAAAACAGAAGACATTGATGTAACAGCAAGGGAAATTGATTTTGTTACATCTTTTGAAAGAAACTGGGAAGCTTTAAGAGAGGTTCTTGGAATTTCAAGAGCAATTAGAAAAACGCCTGGAACTCTTCTTAAAAGCAAATATGTAGAAGGAACGTTAGAAAGCGGAACTGTAGCAGAAGGTGATGTGATTCCAAGAACACATTACGATGTAAAAGAGAAACCTTATTCAGAGATTACTCTTGGAAAATATGCAAAAGAAGTTTCTATCGAAGCTATCATGAATCATGGATATGAAGCAGCTTGTGGAATGACAGACGAAGAGTTCAAGACAGACCTGCAGGATGATATTACAACAAAATTCTACAACTATCTGAAAACTGGTACACTTACAAACACTACAAAAACATTCCAGATGGCTGTAGCTAAAGCTATTGGATCTGTCAAGAATAAGTTCAAGTCAATGCACAAAACTGCTACAGGAGTTGCAGTGTTTGTAAATATGATGGATTTATATGATTATCTTGGAAATTCAAAAATTACTTTGCAGACAGCCTTCGGACTTACCTATATCAAAAAATTTCTTGGAGCAGACATTATGATCCTTTGCTCTGACAACGAAATCCCAGCCGGAAAAGTTCTGGCAACAGCTGTAAACAACATTGTTGCTTACTATGTAGATCCATCTGACGCAGATTTTAAGAAAGCCGGTCTTTCTTACACTGTCAGCGGAGAAACAAATCTTATCGGATTTAAGGTAAAAGGCGATCACGATTGCGCAACCAGCGTAACTTATGCGCTGTTAGGATTTGTACTTTTTGCAGAGTACATTGATGCAGTGGCTAATGTTTCTATCACACCGGGGGAATAGATCCCACTACACAGGCGGTAAATGCTAGTGGGGAACTCACGGAAGAATACTTAAACTCTCTTACAGTTGCAGAAATTAAGGCACTGGCAGAGAGTAAAGGGTATTCACTGACCGCAACAAAGAAAGCTGATATTATCAGCGAAATCTTATCACAGCAATAAGGAGTGTGGAGCAATGTCATATGTAGATTTTGAATATTACCAAACGAAATATGGTGGAAGTTTGTTTGAAAACGAAAAAGACTTTGCTCCATATGAAAGAAAAGCAGAAAGAAGAGAGTTTCAAGGAGAGGCTAAAAGAATCAATAAAC